ACAGTCTTACTATCGTGAAATTGATTCAACGGAGGCGATTAGGTTTGCCCACTCCTGACCCTTTTGATACTGCTTGGGAATTTTCCAAAGGCGAAATGAGTTTAGAAAAATCGGTATTTGATTGGTTTGATCCTGCGGTTCAAAGAAATATTCCAATGCGAATGCCATTACATAAGCCAAGAAAATCATCAAGACACGCTGCTATGCTTGATCGCATGACAAGTGATGCTGCACCTAAACATAATCCTCCTGAGATAGTTGATGATGGCATACCCGCAATGCCCCTCTTAGGATCAGGGCATGAAGAACATACTCCTGACCCAAACGCACATCATGAATTGAAGTATCTTGAAATGGATACAACACCCTATGAGGAAGCAATTGAAGAAAATCAGGCGGGAAAGATAAGAGAAGCAACACGAGAGCAAAACATTGCTGAATTAATTGATACGTTTTTGATAAATGTACCCGATGCCGAATTTGATTTGCCCGAATCTAATGAAAATGTTGTCGCAGATATACCATTTGCAGACTTAAATGATGTTATGCCCGAAGTTATTGAACCTGAAGAACCTAAAACTGTAACTGAAGGAATAAAAGCGGCTCGTGAAAGAACATTACCAAAATACATTACACCTTCTACTGATAAATCTGTTGTTGATAGAATATACGGTTTGGCTCTTGATGGCAATGAAGAAGCATTAAAATTATTTTATAATAATCAAGATGATTTAGTTGAACATCATGGATATGATGAATATGATGAAGTTTTTGAAAAAGGCATTCAAACAATAGTCGAGAACCCATTTGCTAATCCATTCTATGATATGTCTGCCTTTTCAATAAAGAAAGAAAGACCAAAGGGTTTTGTTGCACCACCTGCATTTACCCCTCCTATTGACCTAATCAAACAAGAACAACCAAACGCAATCGAAGGTTTTGAGACAAACGAGGGGGATGATTTGTCATTGCTGCCTTCATCGGTTTTCAAGAATACAGATGCCCCCGTTGTTGATAACATGAGTTTGTTACCTACGGGGTGGAAAAATGAGTGAAGGCATCAATGACCTCACAAGTAAGATAGATTGGGAAATGGGGAAGCGTGATTTCAAGTTCTTTTTTGAAGATATATGCGGATTTCAATTAGCACATTTCCATAAGGAATGGTATGAAAACGCTGAAAACAATAACAAAGTATGTGTTATAGCAAGTAGAGATCATGGCAAATCTGTATTCTTTAGAGTATATCTATTATGGAAAATGGCATACAATCCCAATACTGAAGTGCTATTCTTCAGCCACAGTCAGCATCAGTCAATAGACCACATGGGTAAAATGAATGAATTGATTGAGACAACCCCTGCTTTGCAGCATCTAAAACCTGCAAGAGGATGGGCAAAACAATTATTTCGTTTCACCAATAAATCATCTATTCGTGCTATGTCTATCGGTAAAGCGGTGAGAGGGGCGCACCCTGACATAGTGGTACTAGACGATATTCTATCTAGTGAAGCAGATACACAATTAAAGGCTATATCTACATGGTTTTATACTGCTCTTTTACCTGTTCTTCACCATACAGCGCAGATGTGCGTTGTAGGTACTCCATTCTCGTTTACTGATTTATACTCAGAATTGAAAGGTCTTGATGGGTATTGTGTAAGAGAATACCCTGCAATCAATGAAGTAACAGGAGAACCACTATGGCCTGAGAGATGGTCTTTAGATGCGTTAAATGTTAGAAGGGGTGAAATGACATCTATTGCATTTACAAGAGAGTATCTATGTAAACCAATAGCAAGTGATTCAAGTTTATTCCCTGAAGATGTTCTTGAAGCAGCAAAAGATGAAGAATATGCGTTATCTTATTATCCTGAAACCGAAGAAAATCTGAATTATTACATTGGTTGGGATCCTGCGATAAGTGCAGATAGAAGGGCTGACTACACTTGTATGCTAGTTATTGCAATGGATGAAAATAGGCATAAGCGGGTAGTTCATGTTCACCATGAAAAGAATATGAATTTTAATCAGCAGATAGAGAAAATCATAGAATTGAATGCTAGATTTAATCCTGTTATAATAGAATTAGAAACAAATAACTTCGCAATGGCATTCAATCAAGTGCTTAAGGAAATAAGCGATTTACCGATAAAACCATTCAACATGAGTCGTATGAAAAAAGAAGCACTTATGCACACTTTGCAACTTCACCTTGAGCAACAACATCTCATAATCCCGTATAAAGACGAAGGTTCTACTAGAAGGCTTATGAACGCTCTATTGAACGAACTGTCTATGTTTACCATGCTTGCTAATGGTAAAATGGAAAGTTTAGGGGCGCATGACGATATGGTAATAGCATTAGCATTAGCAGTTCAAGCAACTAAAGAATATAGAGAAAGTATCGTAATATTAGATGGCCCAACATGGCAAAAAAGGTTAGGGTGGGCAGATGCGTAAGGAATATCTTGAACCCATAGATGGTGTAGAGTCTTTGTCTGATTCTGTAATTAAGTTTGCAGAAAATAATCTAGCACAACAAGAAATAGACATGGCACAACAAGCATTAACTGCGGCACAAGAGAAGAAAAAACAAGAAGATGCTCAAAGAAACGCCGTAGATGCAAGAGCCAATGCAGGTATTGAAGGTACAGACAAAGAGGGCAGTTCTGCACCTACTGAACAACCCGGTACAGTATTACCTGCTACCGCACCGCCGCCAATAAGTAAAACATGGTTTACTGATAACTTTGGCATGACAGGTAGAGAATTAAGTGAAATATTAATCAAAGCAAAAGATTTGAGGACATTAGATAGCATACAAGGCTTACTTAAAATGGAAAAGCAAGCAATAATTAGTCATTTCAAAGGTGTTTCTCCTAATCTTGTAGATGAATTACCACTTACAGATATTGATTACGATGCTTTGAATAAGCATTCAGATAGGCTTGATTTACCATTTAGAAGATTTGTAAAAACATGGACATCATCTGATGAACAGGGTAGAGAAAAAGCAGCATTGTTATGGAGTACGACAATAGACAAGTCAGAACGTCTTTCTAATCGTGAAAGAAATTTATTAACCAAATGTCGAGAAGTGATATACTCTCGTGGTGCTTTGAATGCTCAAACATTAAAATCATACGGTATTCAAGCAAGTCCGGCTGAAATCTCTTCATTGATAAAATCACATGGATTCTTATTCGATTTAATATCAGTAGGGCAATTTAGTAAATCAGTAGGTAGAGGTTTATTCTATGACATAAAAAGAAGAGATGTATTGATTAAAGATGCAGATCGGTTTATTGCAGGTTTGATTGAAAACAATTCAAAATTCAAGATGGATACTAGACTTAACCCTAGAATTGAATTAGGGTTTCATGCGCCTACTGCACCGTGGTATGCAAACGCACTATGCAAAGAATTAGACACTACTAATATCACTTCTAGTTCAAGTAAGATTGTTATAAACGGAGAATCAGCAGTAAAGAAAGCCCTAGAATTAGCAGAACCATATCTTAATGGACACTCGCCTGACGCAAGAAAAATGTTGAAAGGTCTAAGGGGCGATGAAGATGCTCTTTTGGTTTTAGCATATGAAAATATGAGCCAAACAGAACAAATAGAATTACTAAAATCTCAAAGAATTGATGACGAAGAGATGACAAGGAAAAGAAAGGCGGTGCTGACAAATGGTTGATGACAAAAAAATGGAGAGATTGTTTTCTGCTATCGGAGTAGATATGGAGAGGTATAACACACCTATTCCCTCCATGCCATTATTTACACAAGGTATTCAAGAACCTGCATTATTACAAGGAATTACAATACCTGCTTTGTATGCTGCTGCCTACGAATGTATGGTTTTACGTTCAATATTACAACATCTTTCTGTTGAAACATTCAGAAAAGGTTGGGATTGGGATGCTAAGTTTGTTTGCAAGTGCAAAGAATGTGGTGAAGAGTATCAACAACAACTGCAAGAATGTAAATCATGCGGTGGAGAAGTACGAAAGCCCGATAGAGGTCAAATTGAATATGCAGACGCTATATTGAAAGGCGGCAATAGGATGACTCAAAACTTTGTAGATGTTCTTCGTGAAATAGAGATGGATTTGAATATAGTAGATGATGCTTACATAATCCTTACAAAAGAATACTTTGTTGATCCTGAAACTAAACAGCCTCAATTTTTCCGTGTGCGTGAAGTATCAAGGGCTGACCCTATATTCATGCGTATTCTTTCTGATAAAAGAGGAATTAGAGGCGGTACACAATACACTAGCCTTATTGACCGTTCATTCAGAACAAGCGACCCTAAAGGCAAATGTCCTGTATCAGGTATGCCTGTTGTGCCAATTCATTACATGAATCTTGCAGGTGTTGGAAATGGGCAAGTATATACTGAAGGTGAAGTAATACACATTAGCAAATGGTCGCCATCCAAATTGTATGGTCGAAGTCCTGTTGCTACTATGTGGAGACAAGTCAATACATTGATTGCTATGGATAACTATGTTTATTCTGCATACCAAAAGAGAAGAATGCCTAGAGGTATCATGGTTATCAAGTCATCAAACATGGAAACTGTCGAAAGAACAGCAAGAAATATCCAAGAACATCTTGAACGTGATCCTAACTATGTGCCGACCATAGGTGTTGAAACAGAATCAGGTAGAGGCGGAATAGAGTATGTTCGTATGATGGACACGCTTGAAGAGTTACAATACATACCAATTAAAGATGATATTAGAC